AGGCAAAGCCCCACCCGCGCACCCATTGAAGCCCCAGACCACCTCCCCCGCACCTCTTGTGCGTTCGCAAAAAACCGCGATGGCAGCATCCGCGCACGCCCACGGCTGCCCACGCGCACCCCCACGGGGGGAAACGACGGCTGGTGGCGTATATCAAACCACTTCATATTTTTTTGTCAAAACTATGGCTATCTGCGAGAGGGATTTTCATCACCCTCATTTCCTGGGTAGGGGCGTCGTACTAGAAGGATTGGACCATCGCAGGAGCCAACCCAAAGGGCCTAGGATTGTTTATAGAGCCTTTTCAGGTCTTTGGGGTATCTACGGAGCCTCCGGAAGAAGAATGTCTTAAATCGAATCTGAGCAGGGCTTTGGCTTGGTCCAATAACTCTGGGTTACTAGAGATTAACTGAAGTATACTTATTTCTAGTATTCTTATATCCTTTTCCTTAAGCTCCATACCATAGACATCGTTAATAAATTCTATAAGCTCATGTACTAAGGTACTAAAGTATACCACACCATCTATGTTTTCCTCTAGGTTAATTGTGGGTTTAGGAAAAGAAGAATAACAACCAAACTGGTCATCGTCTTCGAAAGGACCATAAAAAACATCGATATCGAGGGGATTCCACCTAATCTTCGTTAATTTTGTAATAGACATAAAACAAAACTCCTTATGTTATTTTTTAGCCCTATTTACCGATCTAGGAACAATCCTTAGGTTGGACGGGGAGTTATTTCGGGGGTTCCCGTCTTTGTGGTCAATATCCAACGAACTATGTTTACGAACCTTGCCCTTTCTAATCATCAGTCTACGAACCTTGTTTCTACTAGCCCTGTCTTTCTTATAGGACTCTGTAGACCCATACTTACGATACTCTTCTTTATAGTTTCGTGGCTTTGTCATCCAAGCTCCCCCAACACATTGTTATTTAGTAAACCCATTTTTAGTAATCTCCAATAATTCTTTAGGAACAGAATTTTTTAAAATACGCATAGAAGACGCCAAGGAGACGGCCTTTTTGACATCCCCAGTATCCTTTAGGTAGTTTTCATAACAAACAATAACATCACAGGCGTTGGAGAGAAGCTCCGAAGTAAAATCGGCCCAATCTTCTACTTTTAAATTTAAATCCATCTTTCGCCTCTTTTCTGTTTTTTGCCTACTGCAAACTCCATAAACCGTTCTAGTTCTGCATCTAACAGTTCTTCTTTTCTATTATTCATCTTAGTGTTGACGTCCTGAGCCATAATGTCTACCCAGAAACCCACAGCCATGCTTAAAACATCAATCCTATCGTCAAAAGACAAAGCTCCTTTAGTTCTTGTGATCCGGGACATCTGCCAAAACAAACTGTAGTGTAGAGACTTCTCTATCGAGCGTTTCTTGGTCGATTCGTAGTCGTCCCGAATAACCGAAACATCAACAACCAACCTATGTTGATTTAAAACAGGCTCTAGGGTGTCTACAATACGGCGTTCTTTCTGAATGTTGCTTCTAATTTCTTCTATTGTACAAGGATATGTTTTAAGCAAATAAGGCTTTAGAAGCTCAGAGAACATACCGTCTCCGAAATTAGATTCAATAATTAACTTATTAACAGAAAACTTTTTAGCCGTTTCTACCAAGGAGGACATTGTTTTTTCTGAATAACCGCCCTCAAATCCTCCAGCAGCAAGCAAATATAGATAACCATTAAGCATCTTAACCACAGCATAACTGGTTTCATTATCGCCACGACCGGACGGATCAATGGCCATGACTGCGCCTTCGTAAGGAATCCAACTACCCTGAATATCCATCGGGCCATAATATCGATCTCCATTAAACCCAACACAAGGAACATCACGGATAATATTATCAACATTTGCTGCCCAAACTAATTTTTCCGGAGCGTTGTCAGGGTTGAGACCAAGAACAATAATATCGCTAAGTTTGAGAGGATACCTATCAATATCACTAAGCGTAGAATCCAACATAAACTGCAAAGCAAACCCGGTTCTTCCGTAGGAAGCTTCGCGTTCTAGCAACTCCATGGTTCCAAACCTTTTGGGATCTGTAGGCTCGCCCTCCGCCCCATCCAACAACAAAGGAGCCAAACGATCCCCAAAGGCGTTCTTCAAACGTGTATCTGGGTATCTAGACGGCCAAATTCTGGTCTTATATCCCTTTTCGTGAAGGCTGTGATAAATGCTCTGTTCTGTCTGAGGAGTTCCTAGAAATAGAATCTCCCCCGCCGGTTTTAAGACAGCCTCAAACTCCGCAATACAAGACGATAACTTTTCGCGCATAAGGAAAGTCGCTGAGTTGTTTAAACTCTCAACGTCGTCCGCAATAATAAGATCTGCGCGGCTGCCTGTAATCTGGCTAGTAATGCCCTTTGAAACAACTGACGGGGCCTGCGACGGAGGTGCGGGACCAACATCAAATGCAATCTTAGAATTTCTATGATTGTCTTTAGGTTTAAGATGACGGCAAATAGGTATTTCGTTGATTAGCCGCAAAGTAAACGTACTAAAATCATCAGCTCTTTGTTTAGAAGCAGATACAACAAGAATGTTAATAGACGGGTCGTGTAGCAACCTAAACACGGCATAAGCGCTTGTTAGCCAACTTTTACCCACTCCTCGAAAAGCCTGCACTACGCGCCTTCTAGGACCCTTCTGAAGATAACTAGCAATGTCTAATTGAACACAAGTAGGCTCAGGAAGGCCCAAGTGTTCCCAAGCTAAAAACACAAAGTTTCTAAAATCTTTAAGTTTTCGCTCTAGCTCATTCATGCAACTTCTTCATCAAAAGGCATAATCTTAGCCAAGTTTAATAAAGGCTCAGAAACCTGCGGAACACAATCAATACCATTATCTTTTAAAAATTGACGAGCAACATTTAAATCGGTAGAGGTCGCCGTTCCACTTTTAATTTTGTCTAACAAGGTTTCTGCCAAAACATGATGAATTTCATCCAATAATTTTTTATTCATTTTTTTATGCACCCCAATTATAGATTACGCCTCCCCGGAGGGGAGCGGGAATTGCAACGTTCCGCTGGTGTAAAGGTAGTGTGTAACAATATTATCTACTTCTTCGGTAAACATACCCCCGTCGTATGTAGGGTTTTTATTCGGCCCATCATAACTAATAATAACAACCCCGTTTGCTCCGGGACCACCCTCCGTTGCATCGATGCCTCCCTCCATCGCGCCTGCTCCACCACCACCACTCCCGCTTCCTATCTCTCTTGTTTTTCCACCCTCCTCAACCACATAGTATTCTGCGGGAAAGCCGTTTGGAGAGGATGAGCCAATTACGCTGCCGTTTCCACCCGCACCACCCCCGTTGCCGCCGGATCCCCCAGAGGCCGCCCTAGCACCGCCACCACCGCCACTTGCCCAAACCCTTCCACCAAATGTAAGGCCCTCTCCGCCCTTTCCGCCACCGCTACCGCCATCACCGCCAACATCAAGGCATCCACCGCCACCCCCACCACGGAAAGGTGATGTAGCCGGTATGCTGCTTACAGAACCCCCGTTTTGGCCCTGACCATTAGTGAGGCCGGGAAAAACCAGTAATACAGGAAGTCCGCTCGCACCGCCACCACACCCCCCATGACCAGCTGCTCCGGGTTCATATCCAGAACCGCCGCCCCCTCCTCCTGTGGCAAAAAGAGGAAGTGAATTAAGATTACTAATACTGCTTTGAGTTCCGTTGTTCCCCGCCTCTTCACCAACCCCACCCGCTCCTCCTTCTCCAACAACAACGATGTAGTCTTCTCCTAAAAACAAATCTTCATAAGAGACAGCAATCCCGCCACCGCCACCACCGCCACCACCGGCGCCGGTCAGACTGCCGATTGACATCGAGTCGCCTCCGCCCCCACCCCCGCCTCCGCCGCCAACAACAAGAACAACACTATTTTTTATAGAAGCTCTTGAAAAACCTATAAAGAAGCGTTTAAAACGCTGAAGTTTGCGGTAGAAAAAAAGTGACATTTTTATTGATGTTTAAAAGAGGTTATACGCAAATCCGTACTTATTTAGATTGCCCGCGCCGACATTGAACGTAGTAGCAACGGATGTACAATCAAGTAAATCTACAATAAAGTGCATAGGAGGATTTGTATTCCCCGTTGTACTGGAGGCAGAACCGTTATAAATAATAGGATTAATGCCCGGTATACCGGTTGTCGCAGCTCCGTGAGAGAAAGTACTATATGTGGTGCCGCCAGAACTAATATTGTGATTACCGGCGGTTCTGGTTAAAACAACAGACGCAAGCAAACGATGGATTCGATATATTGGAGTTTGGGTATTTGTCGTGTCCGCAATACCACTAAGACCGTAAACCCTAAATGTTCCGGTTGTCGGAGCTGCCTGCGCGCCGCCGCCGTTTGCCACGGCACTAATTAACGGAACTATCGAAAGCGCATTTGGGTATTGGCCATTAGTGTTTTTGGTCGAATCATAAACAAGAGAGTTTACATGACAAAGCCCTTCGGGGAGATTGTTGGCGGTCGTGCCGGCAAAACTAATTTCTGAAGCAATAGAATCAAGGCCAGTCTTTAATATCATGTATTCGTGCGGTGTTCCTATAACGCTTGTACCAATGTTGTGGTCGTAAAGTCCTCTTGAAGGGATAGCCATTATTTTTTTTCCTTAAAATAGTTTTGTGATAACAGTTAAACTGAAAGACGCGATAAAACCTAAAACGGCGGCAATGCCGTATACATAAGATTTAGAATTTTCTAACAAACGAATCCTGTTTTCGTAACTCTTTAATCTTTCTTCGTGGGATCTATGCATTTGTAAAAAAGCATCCAGCTTTCCTTCTAGCCTTCCAATGACCAGAATAAGCTCGGCTTCGTTATGAATGTTCATTTTTAAATATCGAAAGAGACGGCTAAAGAACACACATCAAAAGAGTCGGTTCCGAAAGTCCCCGCGGGAATGCCTTCTTTTACTCCCATGGAGATCATCGGACCGGCCTTAGCAGCAGTAAAAAGATCTTCGTTATTATTGTTGGTATTAAACACGTCCCAGTTGTCGCCCGGGCCTATGGGTGGGTGGTCAGAATTATCAACTACAAGCGTGTAAACACGCCTAAATCCTCCGTTAAGATAGATAGGTGTTTGGTCCGGAGGTCCGATTACTGGGACCTTTACAACTCCCGAGTTTGTTACTACTCTGCCAACTAAGGGGATTACGTTTTCATTGTTTGGCTGTGATTGCATTGCTTGGGTAAGCGAATAGTGAATATTCGGGGCTTCGGTGAGTGGCGTAATATTTATAATATCCAACAATGAGTGAGACTTAAATTGCCACCAATCCCTATTATTAGTAACCGCAACAAAGTCTGCTTGCCCAAAAAATCTAAAATTGTGTTGGGCGCTGGGATAGCCTATTGCTGTGGGTTCGTTAGTCCACCTAGGAATCTGCTTAAATACGCCGGAGGCAACTTCGATGTTATACGTTCCGGGACCTTGAGAGTATGCCCAAGCAGACATCATTCTATTTTGCGAAAAACTGCCCATCAACATAAGGGCTCTGTTGCTGTATAAAGCCCTGTTTCTAAAAACCGGACAACTATTTGAGCCCCGCCGAACAAGGCCAAACTCCCCCCACTCGTCTATTGTGTTATGTCCCCCAGTTGTATCGCCAAGAAATCTGGAGACGGCGCCTGAGCCTCTTCCGGTATTAACTTCAGGAGCTTGGCTAATTTGGCCGTTCGTTCCGCCGTTAAGATAAAGACCATAAACCCACCCATTTTGATAAAGTGGATCAACTTCCCGTGAACTAGCCGTATCATAAAAGAAACTAACACTAAATTTTCTACAGCCTATAGGGATTTGTATTCCTGTGTTAGTGCTAAGGTTATAATGAAGCCCCAAACCATCACCGGTTCCTAACATTGTTTCAGAAACCTTCACATCAGACGCCCAAGAATCTTGAGCCGTCCCATTGTTAGTACTCCACGTTCTACTTTGACGAGCAACGTTTACAAAGTTACTTCTAATGGCAGGCGGATTGTCGGTCGCTGCTTTCAATAAACCGGTGCAGGGAATGTTTATTGTTTCGAATCTTGGAGCCAGCGGTGCGGTGGATAAATTTCCAAATAATTGATATGGCGCCTCAACACCGAAAATAAGGTCGCGCAGACCGGTGCCGTCTTCTAAAGAAATCAACTCCCGACCAAAATCAGTACAGTCAATTTCTTGTACGTTTCCCTGCGGAGCCCCGCCTGGCCGACCCAGAACAATATTTGAAGAAACATTTTGAATTTTTGCAAAAGTTACGGCATCATCAGCAATCTTAGGTGTAGTTACGGCATCATTAGCAATCTTAGGTGTAGTTACGGCACCATCAGCAATCTTAGGTGTAGTTACGGCATTATTAGCAATCTTAGATGTAGTTACACACCCTTCTGCTAACATCTGTGTTTCTATCTCCCCCTCTTCAATGGGTTGATTAGATAAATCGCCAACTTCTTGAATATTGTGTAAAAGGCCTGTTATGCCACGATTTAAGTCTGCGCTTGTTAAAATAGACCCATCTTGAAAATTAACAACATTCCCCCGAAACTCGTCTAATTCATCCGGGGTTTTTCTTCGGATTACAACAATTTTTCCGGCCAGCGGTGCTGGAATAATCCGAACACTTGGATTGACGGTATTTAAGCCAACAAAAGTAAAGTTGGTCATCGCCACTCCGTCTACAGTAACGTTAAGAAAGCTTGTACTTACATATCCATCAATGTTCGCAAAACTAAAATCTGTTTGCGATCCATTAGCTGTATGCTGTTGGTAACTTAGCGGTGCGTCTTCCGGCATAATAGTTTTTGTTCCTTAGAAAGAAGGTTTATTGAAAAAATGAAAGAGGGTCTTGATCTCTTGGTGCTTTAGAACCCCTCGGCTGTTTTTCCTTCAAATCAAGTTTATCCCTAAGAGAGGGTAAAATAAAAGCATCCATTATTTCTTTAACTCCGAGAAGATTGGGTAAAAAAGTTTGTTCCGCTTTTCTTTGCTCGGTTGCGGTCCACTCTGCTCCCATGGGCCAAGACGGAGCTAATCCGTGCATCATAGCTTCTATTGCATTAACGGCTGTCTCGGCGGCTCCGCTTGCAATACGCCCGGATGGTCCGAGTATATCTGTCCAGCCTCCTTTGCGCGATCCGCTATAAGTAAAGGCGTTTGCAAAAAGAGGATCTGGATCAACAAAAGTGGTCCAAAGAGAATCAATAAAATAGGTACTAATTCCGCTTTCAACAGGACCAATCCACGCTGCTTTTACAATACCGCTCACGGACATGTTTTCCTCAAGAGCATCTAGAGTTTTTTGATCCGCGCCAGCAGTTTTTGCGGCTTGCAAGGTAGCATAGTTTCTGCCGGTAAGAATAATTGAGCTTAAAATTGCAACATTTAAATATTCTCTTCCGACCGCCAGCGCGTCTCCGTGTAGGGCTCTTTGAGTATTGGCCAGTAAAAAATTATCAATTCCTTTTAAATTGAATGTTTTAAATTGTAATAGGGCGCGGCCAAGCCAACTAAACACGTGGTCGGCAAAATCCCCACGAGTAGGAACCGATTGAATTTTTGTATTGATAAAACGATTTGTGAAGTTTTGGAGAAGGGTTTCTGCGGCGGGGTCTACAGTCCCACCGAGACTAATAACCCTCTTACCTAAAAAGGTATCCGTAACAACACCGTTTCTTTTAACATAATCAATTAACACGTTATATTGGTGTTCTGTTATTCCCAATAAATTTAGTTGAGCCGGTTTTAACCTAAAAGCCTTAGATGAAGCATCATAAAGGTGTTGAATAAGGGTGGCTCCCGCCCATACTTGAGAAAAACTTGTAATAGCAGGCAGAAGGGTTATATCAGAATAGACGTCAGAAACTTTTGCAAGACGTGAACCAACCACATCAAGCTTACCCGAACCGCCTATTCCACCACGCGCCGTCCTCGATGGGGGTAGCACGTCGGAAGCATGTCTATCCAACCTAAGAAGACGTCCCACGCTAGGCGCAGTCAGCGCTTGTATCATCGAAGAGGCATTCCTATTTGTTATTGACATTGATCTCCAATTCACCAACATCTCTTCTAAAACAGGAAACTGCTTTATTGCAGACGCCAATCCGAGCGTTCCAGTTATTCTTGCTGTTTCCGTAGCACCGGCCAACCCAAACCTACCGCCGAACCTAAGATACGAAAGAAGTCCACCAATACCAACCAATTTATCCATGATGCCGGGATTAGCTACAACGGGCTCAAATTTCAAATAACCGATTAATGAGTTTATGGCTCGTTCTTCTACAGAACCCCTTACTAGGGTAGGTCCCAACGAATGCCCGCTTTGTTGTGCCGTGCTTCTTAAAAATCCCAAAACCTCCTGAACTCCCGCAAACTTCTGAATAGGTTTTCCAGAAGAGTTTTTTAATTCAATCCCGCTTCTTATTAACAAGCTAGAAAATTCTTTTAAGAAATCGGCTTCATTAATAGCGCCCTGCATAGACGTAAAATATTTTTTCAGAATAAATGGAATATCTGTTTCTCTTAAATCACCGAGAGACATAGAGTTTCTGCCCAAAGATAAAAAATCTTGGGATGTGGGAACCGAAACGTCCCTATCAAGAAGGGTTCTAGTCTTTCCAAAAGGAGTAGGCGACCCCTGCGCTTCTTTTAAAGGTGATGAAATTGTTTTTAATGAATCTATAAGATCATCGTCTACTGTGGTAAGAGGTTTTCGAGCGGCGTGTTCCGAAAGATCGATTAAACGGGCGGCTAAAATTTCAGCAGCTTGCGGAGCATCGTTAAAAACATAAAGTTCTCGACCCAAATAAACCGATCTTTGTCCGTTTTCGGCAGTTCCAAAAGAATGCAATAAGAGCTGTTTCAAAGCCTCCTTACCGCCTGCTGTTTTTGCCAGATGTTGAATTCGTTCCCACCTCCAAAGCCAAGGACTATAGTGTAAAACAGTAGAACTTGTAAACCCAGGAATCCCTCTTTTAAAAGCCGCTTCCGCAAAATACCTAAGCTCCTCTCTAATTTCTTTGGCGGCACGAACCGCAGCAGGACTTAAACCGACTTCTGCACCTGTGTCTAAATACTGTAAAATTTGTTTATTAAACCTATCCACAAAAAGAGGGTCCGAAGCCCTTGCTTTTAGTAAATCTAATCTAGACGTGAAGGAAACTTCTGCCCCGCCGGTAGCTTCCGCCAAAATGCCTCGTTGGTATGCTTCGATAGTTTTGGATAGGGTTTTGTTTAATCCCATCTGACCGGTTTCCCCAATAGTCGCTCCTTGAGGTAAAGGTAGGTGTCTAGATGCGTGTTTGACCATAAACCCAATAGACCTGACTGCGGGATTTGGATGCTTTAAAAGAATGGCGGCTTGGTTTAAATGATCGCTCAGGCCAAACGGAAGGCTGCTTCCAAAGCCCGTCGATTGAGGTATGTCTCCCAAAGTAAGGCCAGTTACGTTTGATTGCCCTTGAATTGCGCCTGACCTTGCAGTCTGAACAGACCAAGACAGTAAATTAAAGTTTTGCAGGGTTTCATCATAAATAGAAATTCGTGCTGTTTCGGGAACATATTTATTAATAATCTTAGCCATTCCCGCTCTTATCAGGTTTTCATCCAAAGCCGTCCCAAACCTAACCGCTTCTTGAACCATTTGTCCTATTTTGGATGTTTCTTCTAACACATCCCTGAACACTTCAAAAGTAACCGATCCGTATCCGGTTCTTTGAGTAATTTCTTCAAGTGCAGTAAATACAGGAAGTCCTTGTAATCCGGATTTAGCGTTAGCCCAAGCCACAAAATTTACAGTACCGTCACTTTTAAGTTGTTGAAGCCTTTTTCCTTCAGCAACCGAAACCGCGTATCGGTCGTCTTGAAATCTATTCCACAGTTGATAAAACAGCCTTACAAGCTCGTTTCTTTCCGGCATTCCAACTCCGGTTCCGGCCTGACCAGATTCTTGAGCCAAAAGCTGTCTTAAGCCCCGTATTGCTGAAATTTTTGCTTCTTGAGAACCATAAAAAATATCTTTAAAATACTCTAGTTTTTGGGCCAAAGGCTTATATGTTTGACCCGATACAAGACTTCGTTTCTTTGCCGTTGTAGGAGCGGCTTCCCATCGGTAAGTCCACCCCGTTTCCCCGTCCCCATGCACATAACGACCACGCGCTTGCCGAGCAGCAACACCTTCCTCAATATAATGTCGTAAAATTTTTCTACCAAAAACCGTGTTTACGCTTCCCCCTAATAAAGAACCCCATAATGCTGCATCTAAAAACTCGTATGAGGTAAGTTCATCTAAAGGATCTAGTCCCGCTTTAGCAGCTTCGTATAAAACCAACTCAGCCGCACCAACAGCCGCTCCCCGGGTAAATAAACCAATCCTAGTCATTTTTGCGGCCTGTGCTGTGGCTTCTTGGGCTAGTCTAGAAGTTTGCCACGTACCTCTAGCGGTAGCCGAGCCATATACTAAATCAGCCATCGTTCCTATTCTTGCCGTTCCTCCGGCTAGAGCAATGGGTATAGTAAGTTCTCCACTAAGCATAAACAAACCAAGATCCGCCGCTCTTCCAGCCCAACTTTCTAAATCCGTTAAACCGGCAGGAATTGTTCCGTCGTCAACCATTTCCCTAAGTCTTACTTCGTTTAGGCGTTCCAAATAACTAGCGTAACTGGGAGCCGAGAATAAATACTTTTGTGCTGCAAAACTAAACGCAACGGTTTCTTCTCCTATTTTTTCTTTATTATTATCAGGAGAAAGCACGCTGCTTGTTGAAAAAGCAAAAGGATAATCGGAAGGAGGAGGCGACCTGTTTGACCATTCTGAAACTCTTTTTTCGTTTCCGGGTATATTAAGTGGTTCCGGATCTCCTCCCGAATAGTATGGGATCGTAAGGAGATCGTTAAGTGTTCTAACACCACTCATGGCAGCCTTCCCAACCAAACTCTCAGATTGCTTTGCAACCCTTACGGCAGCCCAATCCTGACCCAGAGCCTCTTTTTCAGAATCTATTTTTAAAGAATCTTTATAAACCTGTTCGTTGTGTTCCTGTTTCTTTAAAGTAGACAACCCCAAACCTGTTCCGGGCGGAATAAAAAAGTTTGTTGAAGACTGCTTGTTTTCAGGCCCATTCTCGGGCTGCTCTGGCAACGGGGAGTCAAGCAAAGACTAACCCTCCTTTTATACTCAAAGAATAATCTTTTTTGTTTTTAATTGTTTGCATTATTCGGGTCGAATAGGAATAGGAACATTAAGGGGGAAGGGAAGAGGGGCAACCGGATTAGGAAAAGGAAGCCCCCCAAATGGCATAATAGGCATTAATACAGATTGACCGCCGCTCATTACTGCTTTCCAAAATTTTTCCGCGTCGTCGGACGCCATCTTTATGTATTGTATCCGATTATTTTGAAAATATTTGCCCTGAAATTCTTCTAGAGTAAGAGGCTTATCTAAAACATAGTTGCCGGATGGAGTTACAACTTGATATTTAAAGGTGTCGGGATAATTGTGTTTGGGATAATGTTCTATTTGCAAACTTAAACCGGAATATTTTGCAAAAGCGGGGTGGTATTTAAAAACGAGATTAATATACGAAGCTGCTTCTTCTTCGTTCGTTGGCACATACTTGTTTGTTTGTGGATCCACAACAGTAAAAGCTTGTATAAGCTCT